TATTCATGCACCAGACCCATCCAAACTTTGTTTGCAGTGCTAGCGGAGAACCCTGCGCGAAGATCTTTCCCGATAACTTTCTCGATAACCTTGGCATCATCTGCAGTTAGGCTGGACAAGATGAATCGAAGAAATTCGATACCGACGTTTCCTGTGCGCTCACGCGAGGAAAGTTCATACAATCGATCCAGTGCCCAATTTAGAGTGCAACCAATAGTATGTTGAGTATCATACTTTGGAATCTTACGGATATAGAATTGTGTGAACGGACAGTATGCCAGACGGATAACTTCGCGAAGGGTTTCGTTATCACGGTTAGCTTCTAGCTGCTCGATTTTGAAATTGCGAGATGCGTTGGCAGCGAGAGATTCTAGAAAATCATTAATATTCATTTCAGTTCCTTGAAAGTACGATACTTAGTATCAAAATGCATAGGCTTAGAGAACTTCTTCACGGTTTTAGTGACGACGTTATAGAAAGCAATCAGTCGTTTCTTATCGTCAGTCAAGTAATAGATATGATTCGGGACTGGAACTCGCCAGTCTTTGGTAGTTTCTTGAAATGCTTTCATATCAAGCGATCACGACGAGACGCGGGAACTCGGGTTTATCGTTGAACATTTCGCCGTTGAGAGGAGCGACGAAGAAGTCAGGATTCTTTTTCTTGACTTCTTCATCATCAAAAACGCGAGCCATGAATTCGCAGCGAACCGTGCGGTCCATCTCAGAGATCGAGACGATCTTGCCAATCATGTAGCAGCTGTCAACACCGTTGAAATCGTAGGACTTGATCACGTTACCAACTTGCATTTCGTTTCCTTTTTACTCATCATACAGCTATTATACCGCGGATGTGAATTAAAGTCAACGCGCAAATGCAAAAACCCTACACTCAGTAGGGTCTTGTAGTCTTGTATGGAGAGCCTACATAGTTAGCCCGTATACAGGGCAGACGCAGGAGCTACAACGATACCAGATCCGAAGATACGATTATATTCATTGGCTAATTGATCGTCGGCAGTACCTTCCAATGCAATTGAATGTTTAAATAAATACAAATCTTCTTTAGTATATGGTAAGAATGGGGCTAAGGCAATACCCATTCCGGAATTAGTTTGTTTAACTAAAACAGAAGCAGGATTATCTAAATGGTATCCAATCTCTGACCCACTAGTAACTTTACTAATAATTTCTTCGCCAGTAATCAATTTAAAAATTCTAATCATTTATTCTCTTTCAGCAAGTTGTTCAATATAATCAGCAGCTAGATCTTGATCGGGAAAGAAATAAACCTCAACCTTATCTAGATCAAAATAATGTCTGGATACTACCAAAACATTTTTATTCTTAAAAACAGAAACCTTAATGACCCAATTATTCCTCCTAACTGGAACGAAGGAGACTAGGTTTTGGTGGGATTTAGGTTTCATCATAAAATTATTTAGGGGTCCGAAGACCCCATGTTTATGATTACCTAATCATTTAACTTTCCCTTTTTTATACTTCCTAAAAGCAGAAAGCCAACGATTAAAGTCTGCCAGCCAGTTCATCTTTTTCATCCTCAGTTAAAAATCGTTTTTGACCTTTAGAAGTCACAGGGATTTTCTTTGGTTTCTTTTCTTCTGGAATAAATCTCTCCAGAGCGATTTTCAGCATACCATTGAATAGCTCTGCATTTTTAACTTCGATTTGATCATCGATAGCAAACGCACGTGTGAACGCACGAGTAGCAATACCTTTGAATAAGAAGTTATCTTCTGGGTCTGTCGATGCAACGTTACCCTTAACAATCAACTTACCTCCGTCGATCTCGATGTCGATCTCGTTTTGTGCGAAACCAGCAACAGCAATTTCAATGGTGTAAGAGTTCTCCCCATTCTTGCGAATGTTATATGGAGGATAGTTGGGGATATTTTTAGTGATATCGTCATGAATTTTCTGCATGCGATGCACTTGATCGTCAAACCCTACGAAGAATCTGTCGAAGTCCTTGAATGCTGGACCAAATGCGATTTTACCGATGTTGAAATCAGTCATAGTTTTCTCCTATTTAGCGAGTTAAATTTGCTATCCCGAAGGCATAGCGGTTAGTGAAATGCTGGTTACTTTATCCAGCGCCTACTGACGAGAGGCAGTTCAATTGCTCGAGCGCCTAAGAAATATAGAAACCTCTATAAATCTTTGACCGTTGACGCCGAACGGTCCTAAGGTGGATCTTGACAGATATTTACTAGGATGTCAGCCTAGCTTCCCATCCCGAGGAAATTTTATTCAGTAGGAACGTCTGTGATGACGTTTGGATCAGCTGCCATAGCTTTCTGTTCCATTTCTGCAATCTGGGCTTCTCCCTGAGATTTGATCTTATTGATTAGCCCTGCGACTTCTTCAAAAGAACCCTTACCCAATGAGCGAAGAATAACATTACACTCATCAATACTCAAATTCAAATTAATCATTTTTCACCTCTAATTTAGTTTTCTTAGAACCTATGTTATATTTAGGCACTAGTTGCCAATTTGCCTTCTCTTTATAGGAGACGACCTTAATTTGAGACATAGATGCTTTTGGTTCTGCCTTGGCAGCAACTACGATCTTTAGAAGATCCCAGTCCTGAAGCAGAGTTGCAATGGCATTTCTACGCTCGATATCCTCTAAAGAAATGTTCGATTCTTTGCCGTCTAAAGCAAACAATTCTTTAAAGTGTACAATGAAATACCTACCTTGTTTATGTAAGATATGACAAGATTGGTATAATGTATTTTCTTTTCTGGAAGCAATTCCGATTCTAGTTAGAGTTTCACGAACCTTCAAAAAGTTGTCAGGTTCGGGAAGAATAATCTCTAACATGGAATCTTGTTTCCAGTCGTAGTAGATCATTTCGATAGTCATTTTCCACCTTTATATAGTTTTTCTTTTATTACTTTTAGTTGATCACTCGAAAGAACTTTTAAAGCACCTTTCGCCTTTTCGATGGAATAACCATAATATTCCATAACCAAGTTTAAATCATCAGAGTTCTTGTCTTTTTTATGCCAAGCACTCCAACGTTTCCCTTTAGGTATACTATTTAGTAAATATTGAAATTGATTTTCTTTATCAAGGTGATGTAATCTATTCATTTCATTGACATGAAAGATCGTATCATGGTAAAACGACAATCCGAGATTAACTACCCAAGGGCTATATGCTTTCTTAGCGACAAGGGGATCCTCTAGAAACAAATCCTTCTTGGACGTATTTATGGCATTAATAAAGTCAAAGGGTTTCATTTAAATCCCACATTCTCTAAGTTATCATTGGATGCTCCAAACATAATTACATGTGGATAAAGCTCTCTAAGGTGTTCCTCTAATTCTTCTCGAGTATTACCTTGAGCCATAAACGCGCCATCTTCTGCGCTATAACAGAAGAAAATATCATTATGCTTTTCTATAATTATACGAAAAACTTCTTGAGGTATAGCTTCTTCATTTTCTTCAACTGATTCTAGCTTATTTATAAGAGAGTTTATTCTATAAACAGCGTATGCCTCACGAAGAAGCCAGCCAACGCCAAATGCAACAATGGAAGCTAGAATGATTTCCATATACTTATTTGAACTTACAAGTTGCCATGATCTCAGTCATAGCTGCCATGATATTGATTTCTTGGTCTGCCACGAATGCTGCCTTGTATTGGTATTCACCAAGGGTAACTACCAGAGTAGGAATACCCGCTGGCTCAATGATAGTCAACGCTTTATCATAAAACTCACGGAACAATGCAGCAGAATCTCCTTCACTATTCTTGGCAACCCACTTGCGCACTTCAGTGAAGTTCTTTTCCTTCATATACTTGAGCAGTTCCTTGAAGGATTCTTCACCGAGATTGATAAGGATACCAGTATCAATCGTACCAGAAACCGAGTACCTCTGAAGCTCGTTCAGAATACGGCGGAAGTCTGGGAAGTGTTTCGTGACAAGTTCAGCGACAACCTTCTGATCAAAGGTGACGTTCTCGTTGTTTAGAATTTCTACAATGCGACGATAGAAGTTAGAAGCAATCTTAGGTTTGTCGGCAGCGTCAATCTTAAAGTCGATGACAGAACAACGAGAATGCAATGGCGCAATGATCTTGTTCTTGAAGTTACAAGTAAAGATGAACCGGCAATTGTTGCTAAACTCTTCAATAAATGCACGCAAAGCAGGTTGAACGCTTTCGGCATTCATATAATCTGCCTCGTCCATGATGATAACTTTCTTAGCATCAGTCAGAGAAACAGTGGAGGCAAACTGTTTAATCTTCAGACGAACAGTTTCAATGTGACGACCTTCATCAGAGCCGTTGATGAGCAGGTACTCAGCACCAATCTCATTACATAGTGCTTTAGCTACAGTGGTTTTACCAACACCTGCTCCGCCAGTGAATAGAAAGTTTGGGATGTTCCCAGATTCTACATATTCGCGGAAGGTCTTCTTCAGAGATTCCGGCAGAACACAGTCATTAATCTTCTGTGGGCGATATTTCTCACACCACAAGAATTGGTCTTCACGATTTTCCATAACTTACCCTATCATAATAAAAATTGGAGGTTCAATATTGAACCTCCATAAATGGTCTAAAAATTATTAAGCGTCAAACGTTGAATCTGCCTCAACAGCTACGTAGTAAACCAAATCAGTGGAGACGCTTTTGAACCTAGAGATTTTCTTGCTAGAGATGCTAACTGCGTAGTCACCTGCCAACATCTTCAGGTTTTCAACCTTCAAGTTTACATGGAAAGATTTATCGGTAGTTCCAACCAACTTGTTGTAGTTGTTACCAGTTGCATTCTTCTTGTCTCCGACTTGAAGCATCAAGCGAGCACTGTCACCAACGATGGACAAATCTTCAGCGCGAAGAACAGATGCAGTGCGGCGGATCATATCTAGCATAGCTGCGGTCAAGGTAAAGTCAACGTCGCTGGCAGGGAAAGTGATGCTCTTGCTAGGAACAGTCAAGACAGAAGCATCCGCACCATAGAACTTGATATTGGCATCACCCTCTTTGATGTTGATATACTTCTCTGCAAAATCGAGTTCAGGGTCACTGAACAGTGACATTGCACCCAAGAATTCATTCAGGTCGTAGATACCAATTTCAGATGGGATAGTTTCAGCAATGGTAACATCGGACATGACGTTCTTCATTGCTGAAATGGTTGACAACTTCGTTCCTGGCTTCAACAGGATATTGCTGTTGATGGAAGCGAAGTTCTTAAAAATGGCTAGGGTGTCTTTAGATAGTTTCATAGGTTTCCTTAATAATGAAAGATAGATGAATTATACCCCAGAACTGAGTATGGGGCAAATTTATTTTAGTTAGATTTGTAAGATGCAGAAATTTCTGCGAATGATCGTTTCCAAGACCACTCGTCTAGAACATACTGCTTGAATTCTAGACGGTCGAGTTCCACTTCAGACTGAGTAGTCCACTCTAGCATAGAGATAGCTTCGTCATAGTGCTCAAGGTAAGATACTGGGCGAACGACACGAATAGCATGCTCAACGTCTTCTTCTTTCTTAGCAGCTTTCAATTTTGCATTTAGAGCATCAATCAGTGCCTTGCGGTATCCAACCATAGCTTCTTCGAAGTCTACGACGTGCTTAGCACGATTTGTGATGAGATGTGAGAGTAGTTGCTTCACATCAATTTTTACTGAATCCATAATTTTACCTTTCTTACTTATTCATCATTAGTGCATTGAAGTTGCTAGGAACGACAATAGTTTGAACCTTACCAGCTTTGATACCCTCAGAGATGTTCAACATAGCTTGCGCTTGCATGAATGCAATAGAACTACCGCTGTTGTTAGCCAGTGCTGCCATACGACGGCTTTCAGCTTCAGCCGTCTTGACTTCAACTTCCTTTCGCTTCAGTTCGTTCTTAGCCTTGACCAATTCATTTGAGCTTGCTACAACCGAATCTGCGGGAACTACGTTACGGATCAAAACTTGGCTGATAGTGATAGAACCGTCCAACTTTTCTTCAGTCAGGTTACGCACAATCTCGTCTTGAATAAACCTTTCCATTTCATTACGCTTGTCTGCCATTTCCAGTGCTTCGTACTTTCGTGCTGCCTTGTAGATAGCATTACGTGCATTTTGAACAATGTAGTTATACATCACATAGATGTCACCTTTGAACTCTGAGTGAAATGCTTTGTTCTTAGTCGAATACAGTTCAGCCACTTTTTGTGGATTGATGTTGTAAACAACCACTGCATCAAAGTCCTTCATAGTAGAATTGTCAGAAGTAACCGGCATCATATCGCTCAACTGGACATTAACATCCTTGACAGGAAACGTTAGCACATCACCAATCAGCACCTGATTAAATGATCCAGGCAACAGTTCGCCACTCTGGACCTGCTTGTCAAAGCCAACTCGGACTCCAACTTCACCAGTTTCGATACGGGTGCAGCCAGTGACAAGAGCCAGGGCAGCAACGACAGCAGTAATTTTAAAATAAGTATTCATAATAATCTTTCAGAACAAAATAACAATAATAGACAAAAAGCAAACAACAAGAACAGCAATACCCGAACTATACGCAGCAGTTTTCATGATATTCCAACGTTCTTTGTTAGAAAATTTACGAAATAGGTCAATCCCAGTATAGAAAATAATACAGAGACAAATGAATGTAACTAGCATTTTAATCACAAGTAGGTTCCTTTGAGTATAAAACGTCATGTTCATACAAGAAAGCCAAACAACACATAGCATGAGCCAGGTGATGGATTCCAGATTCTGGATCTAGATCCTCGCCCATTTTCCACGCCCAGATATGACGTTCCATTGCATCGAAATATCGAGTCAAAGAATCCGGCACAACTTTCCAATTGTCTGGTTCATATTTCTCAGCACCAAATGTGAGAACCTTAACCATCTCTGCCATGGCTAGCGGTGGGATCAAACCATAACGGAGTTTACCGCCGTCAAACTTTCGCCCACCGCTAGTGGCTAGCTGAGATGCTTTAATGTCATCTACAGTAGCCATAATTATCAGGCAGTGAAAAGATAAGTACCAAGACCAGCATGGACCACGCGGACCATACGCTTACTGGGCTTTCCAATGCGATACTTAACAGTACCCTGAGAAGTTTTATTGCTGTAAATGCAATGACCCTCGCCGCGCAATTGATGGATTGCGCCATGAGGGTTCTTCAGTCCAAAGAAAAGTGAAATTTGGCTGGCAGTGATGCTAGAGCCGGTGTTTAGATAGCTAAAAAGTTCTTGCTTTGAGTTCATATAGTTTCCTTGTCCATCAAGTGATAAAATATGCAGGAGAGATGGATCCCCTGCATACGCATAATTAAAGTTCAATACCGTGAGTGCGAAGAATAGCGTTGAAGTCTTCAAGATCTTCGTCGTAGGCAGCCGACTCACCGATAGCGTCGATGAGACGATTCTTGTTCTTAACGACGGGAGCATCCTCAGATTCCGTAGCAGGCACAACCTTCGGTGCCTTAGGTGCTTTCGGTGCCTTGGGAGTCTTGGCGACTACGACCTTCGGAGCCTTGGGTACCTTCACGACCACTGCCTTCGGAGCCTTAACAGACTTGCCGGCACAATCCTGAGCGTACTGAGACAGCTCGGCATCAGTGGGAACTGGCAGCTGATACAAGCCACGGGAAATCTTATTCGTCGGGAACAGCCAGTTCGGGTAACCAACTTTGACGCCCCCAGATTCACGCTTTTCAGCCAGGTCCATAAAGATGGCATGGACCAGTTTGAGCGTCACTTCGGGATTGGTCTTAATAGAGGGAGTGTGCTCGATGTAAGCAACGATCAGCTTCTTTTGAGCCATGGTCAGGTCAGCGAAATTCAACATAATATATTTCCTTTTCAAGTTTGTAAATAATTATACCGCATTAGTGAATTAAAGTCAAGCGATATCGTAAAGACCCTACGGTCTGTAGGGTTATCAGAACGGAACCTCGTCGGTCGACGCTTCCATCGGATTTTGCACAGGATCGGTTTCATCTGGTGTGGAAACCTTCTCGAACAGATCTTTAAACGCGATCTTAGTCGCAGCATCAAACCGATTGCAGCACAGTTCGATTGCCTTAGCACGATTCTTGAAGATCGCATATGCGCGAACAATATGAATCATACGGCGAGTTGTGATCGTCTCATCAACACCACCGTCCTCGAAAGTGCGGCGAATTGCGTCAGCCCACTTAACGAGCGTCTCTGCGAACTCATCGTCAACACATCCGAAAGATTGCATAAGGTTCTTAATGATTTTGATTTCTACCCGAGCAGAGGGATATTCCTGCTCGAAGGTAACAGCGAAACGCTCCAAGAATGCTTCGTTCAGAACGTTAGTACCGATATAACGACCATCGTCAGAACCCTTACCCTTGGTATTTGCAGTTGCAAAGATATTGAAGCCAGGAGTAGGAACGATCATCTCGTTCTTCAGCTTGAAGTAGTATGGCTTACCTTCCAAGATAGATTGCAGGCAAAGCGTAGTGTTTGCTGCACCAGCATCAATTTCATCCAGCAAGAGAGCAGTACCATTGCGCATTGCAATAAGCACCGGACCTTCGACGATCTGCACGTTGCCGTCGACGAGAGTCTTGGAGCCGATGAGTTGTTCCTCATCGGTCATCATATTCAAGTTAACTCGAATCAGAGGACGCTTGTGCTTGGCGCAAATTTGCTCGATCATGGTGGACTTACCGTTACCGGTCGGACCGCTGATGTAGCAAGGATAGAAAATACCAGACTTGACAATGTTCTCGAGGTCTGCGTAGTTACCAAAGGGAACAAAATTCGGATCCCTCTGAGGAATGAGCGATTCGATATTCGAATAATCAACTTCAAACGACTCAATGCGCACTTCGGGTTTGCGTGGTTCTGGCTTAATGCGAACCACTACTTCTTGAGTAGTATCCGGAGAAGAGTCAGGCATCGCATAGATGCCTCGCGACAACCGATTAACCATCAGCCAATGCGGGCTCTTTTTGGTATTCAGTGCAGTCATCGTTTCAACGATTTCTTTACTCTTGACAGTTCCACTGGTCTTGATGTCGGGGAACAACTCAAAGAGTTTAGCCTCGAACGCAGCCGCAAACACGCTATCAATTTTACTCATCACACACTCCATCTTGTAAAAACTTATTATACCGCGACACTGAATTAAAGTCAAGCAATGCAAGAAGCCCTACACCTTGTAGGGTCTTCTCGCTCAGGCGACGTACCCGATGAACTTGTTCAGCAGCACACGAGAAGTCTTTTTATTTCCCATAAATTTCGAGAAATTCCTAGCGATTGCAGCGGCAGACATATCAGAAGCAGCTTTAATTTCACCGTCATTAATTTTAGTCGAGCTCGCAGGAACCAAAAACAATTCGTCACGACCAGCATTTGTCAAAGATGCATAACCAAACTCTTTGAATTCTTTACGAATGTCAACAATAGTTTGCGTCATATCAGCACGAAACTCTGGAATATTATTGTTGATGGCGTTTCGAATCACACCCGAATTATTGTTGCAGATGTAAAAACCCACAACATTAATTCGGTATCGGTCCTTAATCATATTCAAAATAGAGCAGGTTTGCACAGTTTCGTTAGATGAAAATTCATAATTCTTTTTCGTGTAAATATCACGAACGAAATGTTTATTCTTGAAATAAACATGCCTACCAAAAGAATCCTGCTCCCATCCGTTAGGTTGGAGGCGACCTTTATTAGAATACAACTCTCCACCCTCTCCATCAGTCAGAGTGATCAGAGTCATTTTCTCGATGTTTCGATTCTTGATAAATTTGTCGATATAATTATACATATAGACCAATGCCTCATTCAAAGGAGTTCCTCCCAAACTATATCCGCCCTGTTTCTGACGGAAAAAGGAATAGGTAGTCAACGTCCGACGAATCATAGTATTGAAATCAGCAGAGGACATTTTATCAGAGAACAACTCTAGCAGATTGAAAGTGCCAGAATTATTGCAAATCACTTGTTTGTCTGCTAGCGAATCAGGAGAATATGGCTTATAGATATTATCTCCTTTATAATAGCTAGTGAATGCAAACACCTGATACGGAATGTTGGCACGCTGGCAAAACATCGCCAGATTAATCACCTGTTTGATAGTGTCTTGAATAACATCAATCATAGAACCAGACCAATCCAGAAGGAAAACCATACCATGGTTCTTGCCAGCAGGAATAGTGGTGACACGTTTGAACAAATCGTCGTTCAACTTATACGACCAAACCTTGCCCATATCCAAAGAACCAGACTTCGAAGTCTGAGCTCGTTTGTACAACGTGGCAGATTTACGCATCTCGAATTCTTTCACGAGATAACTCACAACTCGATCAGTCTCCTGCTTAAACTGTGAGATATACATCGAATCCACATACTCATCAACTTCCTTAGTCTCATTCAGGATGGTTTTGTATCCAACGATCGGGTCTTCTTTATATTGAGACTCCAACTCATAATACGTATACCGAACAGAAGAATCTGCCAAGGAAGCCAGTTTTTTATCGAAAGCATCTGCAGTCTTGGCTTCCAGATCTTCTTCCTCAATTTTCGGTTTGCGAATAGACCTTGACGACTTCCGATCAGAATCATCATCGTACTCGTCTTCATCATCTTCGTCATCATCATAGGAAGAAGAGCTACCGAATTCTTCATCGGTATCATCTTCGTCTTCATCATCGAAGTAGTCTGAATCATCACCACTGAATTCGTCATCGAATTCCCGTTTATCTGCATCATTCTTATGCTTAGAGTACTCCCTAATCTCGTTAGCCAAGGAGATGATATCGTCGATGGTCTCGGTGTTTTCTGCTCGGTTAACGAATTGCTTTTCTTTAGGTGTGAACGTGACTCCGCAATCAAAACCAACCTTAAAGTAAAGATTGAGTTTGTCAATCAGAAGCAGGGTATTCAGATTCTTCGCAGATTTAATTCCAAAGAAATCTCGCTGATTCAGTTGGCGATATCCCTCAGTCATCGTTTTACGAATACCCGGATAGAGTCGCTTGATCAGTTTTTCTACACGAACATCTTCTAGGATGTTCATGTACGACATAAGCGCAGGATTTTCTTTAATGGGTTTGATGTAGGAGACATCAGTGAACAGAGCGTGACCGACCTCATGTCCGATCAACATCGACTCAATCTCCGGCGTGGTGTCTTTCCAATTAGGAAGCGTCAACGTCCGATTCTTAATGTCGAAGGACGCGGTGGAAGTTGGCGCACGAACAACGGAGATGTTCTCGGTAGCCAGCAGCTTGGCTGACAGATCAAAGGTGTTTTGTTTCATGGCTCAAGTATACTCCAGGTCTGAATTAAAGGCAAGACAATACTCGTGCTCTTCGATGAGAGTCTCGAGGTAGACACGGTTGGTGATCCTACGGTCTGACCCAAAATTCACGTAGTCGTGCAAGTTGTATGAGACTGCCAGTTCAGCGAGCTCAAAGTCAGAGAAGTCGTTCCACATGTTTAGCTTTCCTAAGTTCATACAGTTATTATACTGTAGATGTGAATAAAAGTAAAGCTAAGAACAAAAAGACCCTACGGTCTGTAGGGTCATGGGGAAGCGATCACAGAAAAATCGTTGCGCTTTTCGAATCGAATAGTTGATCTAAACTTATCAAATAACTGGTCACCTTTATGGCTAATAACAAAGATATTAGTTTTATCACCAAATTGATCCATAAGATTAACAAAGTAATCAGTGCCTGCCGTGTCTAAAGAAGAATCAAAAATCTCATCAAGCAACAACAGATTAGTATTAACCGAGTTCTTCATCTTAGCAATTTGACGCCAAGTAAATAGAATTGCTAAATCAATTCTCATTTTCTCACCTTCCGAAAAGGAAGCATAAGTAAAATCATCACGGAATCTGGACTTAATACTTTCGTTAAAAGATTCGTCTAATTCAAAGTGAATATAAGTATCCATCGCGTTTAAATACTTGTTGATCAACTTATTCATAACAGGAAGATACTCTCTAATGATAGCAGTCTTAATACCATTATCCTTTAAGAGAACAGAAGCAACTTCTTCTAGATCTCGCTTCTCAGCCAATATAGATTTATACTTTATTTTAGACATGGCATCAGCAGCCAGTTCTTTTAACTTACGCTTCTCTTCGTCAATATTTGTAGTATCTTCTTTGTGGAGATTCAGTTCATCTTGAAGAGATTTGTTCATCTTATTCAACATAGAAATGTTGGCATTATATGTAGAAACGGTAATATTTTTATCTGTTATTTGCTTTAACAACTCATTGACATTCAATAAATCAGCGTTTAACTTGTTCAGGATTTCTTCAAGATCAGCTAATCGTTTGTTCTCGACAGCAACCTTAGTAGTCAACTCACTGATAATGGTTTCTTTATGAGTGTGTGGAATGCCTTGCGTGCAGGACGGGCATACTGAATTCTCATTGAAGAATTGAGTTTGATCTTCGAACTGCTCGAGTTGGGAAGAGACTTTAGATTTAATCCCAGTCGCTTTTTTAAGTTCACTATCAATTTTACTCTTGACCTGAGTCTGTGATTGGAGTGTGGTAATCTCAGCAAGTGTTGCAGCCACCGCACTTTCGCTGGAGAGTATTTGTTCGTTATTATCTTTGATTTTAGATAATAAAGATTCAATAACTTCTGACTTGGCAGCTGCAATAGTTTTAATGAGAATATTCTGTCCATCAACTTTAGTCTTCGCGACGTCAATCTCTTGTGCGGTCCTCTCAATTTCAGATTTCGTTTCAATTGATTTTTCCTTTAAAAGCTGATTCATGACAGAAAAAATACGGATATCTAAAATATCCTCAATCACTTCACGACGTTGATGTGAAGATAATTGCATGAAGGGAACGAACGATGCGCTACCCAAGATAACGACTTGAGTGAACGTCTTATAGTTCAAACGAAGAATTTGTTGCTCAAGAACTTTTTGATAGTCACGAGAAGCAGCTTCCTGGTTCAAGACGACACCATCAATTTTGATTTCAAAGATATTTGGTTTGATGCCGCGGATCACTTGGTATTCTTTACCGTTGATCTCAAAGTCAATGGTAACGAGACACTTTTTACCATTGATAGAATTTACCAGCTGCCCTTTATTGATGTTACGGAAAGGTTTACCGAACAAGGCAAAACAGAGAGCATCTAAAATCGTGCTCTTTCCCTCACCATTCTTACCGATGATAAGAGTAGTGGTAGAACGGTCAAGTAAAACTTTGTTGGGAGAGTTGCCTGTGGATAAAAAATTCATCCACTCTATACATTTAAACGTGATCAAACTACCTCCGCATTAATAGCTTCCGTGTAAAGAGATTTCATAAAAGTTTTGATTTCTTCTTTATCAGAATCAGTTTCAATAGAATCAATGAAGTTCGACAAAACAGATAGAGTATCTTCTAGATCAATCTCTTCACCAACATCACCTTCTACGAATTCAGAAAGATCTTCAATGATCTTTATTTCGTTACATCCCTTATTATACAGTTTCTGAACGAACTTATCAAATTTATAATAGTCTGTCTTGTTCGCGACAATGAGGCGAATGTACATACCCTTTAGATCGAGAGCATCTAGATCGACTGGCTCGGTATCTTTGTCGTCATACTCGATTCTTTGGAACATTGTATAATAATTCTGTATAAACTGGAGCTCTCTTGTATCGAGGTCAAACAAGTGGAATCCTCGGGGATCATTATAGTCCTGCCACGTGAGTTCGTAAGGATTCCCGAGATAGTGAATATGCCCGTTATTGTTGCGGTGATGATAATGCCCAGAGAAAACCAGGTCGAATTTATCAAAAATTTCTTTAGAAAGTCCACCATGTGATTCCATACCTCTATACATAGAAAATCCTGCGATTTCAAAATGCCCCATACACAATTCGGCTTTGGTGTCTCGCATAACATCAATACTTGTTTGATAGTTGTCAGAGCATATCCAAGGAACCATACAAATAGGAATGCCATCAATGTAGATGGTTTCCGGATTAGATATGACGTTAATGTTTCCGTACTCTTGTAGTAACAAGTCAGGAGAGTTAACTTCATTGGTATTCTTGTATGTGGTATCATGATTACCAACAATCATATGGATATTAATTCCACGTTCTTCCAATGGATCAAAAAAGATTCTTTTTGCATGATGTAGAGATATATGATTAGTATATTTTCTTCTATCGAATGTATCACCTAACATTAATACTGTATTTATTTCATGCTCATCTAATAATGGTATAAAAATATTAGTATAAAATTTATCAAAAAAATCAATAAAAACTAGGCTGTCATTGCGGGCGCCCCAGTGTGTATCAGTTATTATAGCTACTTTATTCAACATAACTCCAATCATTTATTTTATTTTTACACCAACGTCTGATAGAAACTGGATGTACTCCTACAGCGCAACTAGCTTCAAATGCGTCATTATATAAAACGTCACCACATTTAACTTTTTTTATATTAGTTCTGGGTGTTCTCTGTGATAAGTCTTTAGATCCTTTGGGTCTTCCATGAACTAATCTATTGAGCATAGCGTCTGAAGGATTTTTCCATTTTTCTAACATCCAATTTGATTGAAAATTTTTATTTCTTTCAGACAATCTCTTTTTCTTTAATAGACCATCTTCTGAATTCCAATATTGTTTGGTTTTATTAGAAACAATTTTTTTAGTTTCTAAACTACGCTTCCTTGAACAAAATCCTTTAGTTGCTATACTATGATTAAAATATTGATCAGAAAGAACATCCATTTTTATGTGTAAGTCTCGCTCATGCTCAACCAACTGTATAGCAGTTAAATCTTTATATTCAGCTAAAATTTCAAATTTAAAATTTTCTGGATTTCGTTTTTGTTCTTTCCACCAGTCTCTTAAAGATTTACCGCAGGTGTATTCATATATTTGTTTAGAGTCTACAGAACCGTAGTAGTTACCCTTATAGTCATATTTTGAACCTATATAATATTTCGGGTAACTCGTTCCGATGTGTGGTAAATAAGTAATCATGTAAAGTATGTGCATTTTAATATCCTCCTACACTTATTTAGGGAATTTAGTTTTTCAAATAAGTGTCGAGGTTATAATAATTAAACGAACCCAACCTTCCTTCTAGATGCTGCATTATTTGCATTAACAGTCTGTTCATTGAACACTTCAGCGATAGAATAATTTTTAGTTTCACTACCTCTTGGGCGAACTGGCAGCTTAACGTTCAACTTGTCTGCCAGGGCTTGAGCTTCTTGAACGTTCAGTGTGTCAAAAGAGATAACATCGAAGCAGCGTCCTGGGCGAACTAGAGCAGAGTCGATGTCATTAATACTTGGAAGGTTAGTCGAGAAAACCAGCTTCTTACCTTTAGTGGTAACCAGACCATCACCAACGTTCAGGAAACGGTGCATCATAGTGTTGCCATCGCTTCGAGACTTCAAGAAAGCATCGCTGTCTTCGAGAACCATAACAGCGCAGTCATCTTCAATAAACCGGGCAAACAGATAGTCCTTCTCGAGGATAGCTGCGTCGTAGGTAACCATTGCAGAGGAATCTGTGTGGGAAAGCAATCCACGAATGAATGTGGTCTTGCCAGTACCAGGAGGTCCAATCAAAAGAAGGATGTTGGCAGAAGAAGCCATATAACGTTCGTAATATGATTCCAGCGACTCACCCTTAAGGAAAGGATACATTTCGGCAACAGGTAGACGCTCGCGGTTCAACGGAACGTTGACCGAGTTGCCGTCAGCGGAATAGATCCACTCAATGTGCGAGGTGACGATGTCAAAAGAATTTTCAACCTTATCCAAGATGCACTCAGCGAAATCCAAATCACCGAAACAACGAACACTCGTCGTGTTGTTATTCACACTGTACGTGATATAGTTATCAGTGTCTTCCTCGATGATGAATCCAGAAGATGCGCTGCCTTGTACAAAAAAGAAAGATTGAAATTGTTTCTCAGACCATTCAGACCAGCGTGCGCGGTTACACAGAACTGTAGTCTCACGATGAACAGTCTGCTTACCTGCAGATACTCGACGCTGTAGAATTTGAGTTGTGATCAGATCATCAAAGTCCGAAACACCAAGAAAGATTTTATTTTCAGTTTGCATAATATGTGGTAGGTTTAATTGATTGTCTTGAGCATCCCATGTAAATTTCTTTACAGTTTTTTTAGATGGTTTACCTTTTCGCTTTTTTGAACCGTAACGGGTTTGTTTTTTATTATTCACGTGATTCACCCAATTAACTGGGTCCCATTCATTGTTGTTCTGACTCATCAGTATCAGTCTCTATAAAATCGTTGAGAGAAGGATTTTTTGGTTTAGCTTTGGCTGGCTTTTTCTTTGTTAAGAAAGAATCATCGAATGAGGTATTGCTTTGCATATAATCGATATACATATTTTTATAATCACCAATATCATCTTGATCTTGTAGTGCAAATACATCAAACGGTATCTCTTGAATTAGTTTATTCTTTATGTAGGAATGTTTCTTTTCTTTTTGAATCCTGCGCAAGAAGGCGTAATAAATTATCTGCGTGAAATAAGAAAATGGATTGCTATACTTATCCGCGTCAAAATTATTGAAATATTGTATGCAATTTTCTACACCATCAAGAATCATATCATCGCGATATGAGTAATTAATAAAATTTGGTTTATATGATAAATGCGTGGCTATTTTTAGAATACACTCACCAATATAATTGCTAATGATTGGAGGTTCTTTCCCAGTTTCAGCTGCGATCTTAATTAATTCTTTGTGTTCTTTAATTGCAGCTAAAAATTTAGCATTATCAACATAGTCTGCCATGTAAACCCTTTTTATTGTTCATAGACGTAAGTATACCTCATGCAATGAAATAAAGCAAATAATGTTCTGCTTGGAGTTGCAAGAAAATTTATTTGCTTTATTTTTGGTTGCCGGGTAAAATAACCCATGTTGGGTTTGATGAGTGATCAATTAAGTGTTTTGTTACCCTCTATGAAGAACTTGTCTAAGTCTTCTTTATCTAATTCATCTAACGGTGGAAGTCCGACCATAGCAGATAAACGATTCAATTTATCCCTAAGCTCTTCAAGACTCATAGGATTTTCTTCTAGGTCGCCGTCTTCATTCTCGTAAACAGATGCTTCACGTTCTGCTGGCTTAACTAGAGCGATGTACTTGCTGACCATCAATTGATGCATCTCTTTCACATACATCACGTGATACCTATCTAAGAAGTAGTTAGGATCTGCAGAGAACGGACATAATGGCGAAGCTGTCATTTGCTCCACTGCCTTATCGTCTATCATCTGGTGTGTTATCTTAACGACGACTGGATATTTTAATTGCACGGTATCCTCGTCTTCGTCTACTAAAATTGCAAGTAAGTGCTCTCCAGAGATCAATTTTACAGCAACGAAAAAATCGTTTTCATCTATCATAAATTTACTTCCACTAACTTAATGTCGAATTGTTCTTCAGCATAGATCTTGTATCTTTCTGCTGCGTGATTTAGTGTGTGATTTTTATGAGACTTCCATTGAAGATTATCTGCAAGATCGTATAGGTTGCATGTTGTTTTACCGTTATTGAGACGGAGACCGCGCCCTATCGATTGCAGATTGCGTATTTTACTTTTGGTTGGAGATGCAAAGATAACATTTTGTATAGATGGAATGTTAATTCCTGTTGAGAAAGTTCCATAAGAAGCTACAATGATAGCATCTTCTTCGCTTTCGGTGATATGTCTGATTGCTTCTCTGTCCGCAGTATCTGTGCCACCATGTACGAAGAACACTTTTCGGTTCTTATGAACTCGATCCTGTATAGCTTTATACAGAACTTTGCCATGTTTCTCAACAAACTGGAATAGAACTAGCGTATTGCCTTTAGAGCTAACAGCTAGATTGCGTATAAATTTATTACGTTCTGGATTCGAGACCAACCAATCCATTTCTTCCTGGTATGTTAGTGCTTTATTGGCTTTGCGAATTTCTTCGCTGTACTTAAGAATCACACACGTTATATTTAGCTGGACCAATCTACCGGTGTCCATCAGTGCCTTGGTGGTAGTGACGCGATGCATTCTACCGAACACACCTTCAAGAACTAGACGATGAATCTTCTTGTTGTCTAAGGTGCCAGTGGTGCCAACACGATACCGAATGTTGTCCATTTTTTCCATTACGCCGATTAGCGACTTGGCTTTAAACTGGTGAGCTTCGTCTCCGAAAATAACATCGAACTGTTTGAACCATGCTTTTGGTTGTAGATAAATGGACTGCCACGTAGTGATAAGAACTGAACGCGTGAAATCTTTAGTGAATCCGCTGTAAAGTTTTTGGCAGTTGTTTGCCACAGACCATTGATTCGCTGATGAATAATCTTCAAAGTCTGCATACAACTGCTCAACAAGAGAAGTGGTTGGCACTATGATTATACACTTACGCCCAGCTTGCGTGTGCCATCTCATAATGGTATAGATGATGAAAGACTTTCCAGAAGCTGTCGGTGAAAGAAGTAACGTGCGTTCTTTATTGAGTGCAGTTTGCACCGCTTCGATCTGATAGTCTCTAATCTCGATAGGTTTGCCGCGACCCTGTGGATCTAAGGATTTGGCATAAGCAGATACCATCTTCTCTGTGATGCCGTTGTCTACAACCATAGGTGTTTCGTATCGCACTTCGTACTCATTACGTTGCGCGAATTCTTCGACGTATGAAGTTAGTCCTACATACAATGTTTTTCTGACCGCATCATACAAGCGAACTTTGCCATCCCACAACCTAGCTTTGAACTTTGGTGTGAATTTGGCTCCAGGATATTCGTATGTAAAGAAGTCGCATAGTTCTTGTTCTATGCTTGGGTCAGAGAAAACTCTAACGTAAACTTCATCTAGTTTTTCTATTTT